CGGGAGATATAGTTGCTGCAAAAGATTATGACAGCCAGTTTGCTACTAATAATTTTACAATAAATAGAAATAGTGAACCTATTAATGGTGGTAATGCCATTAACCCAGTTATAAATACAGCTGGTACCTCTCTTGTATTGGTTTATGTAGATGCAACTCAAGGATGGGTGCCAACTCAAGATGATACTTCTTCAATAGTTGGTGAAGATTTTATGTCTGCATCAGGTGGAACTATTTCTACTGATGGTAATTTTAAAGTTCATACGTTCACAGGTCCAGGAACTTTTACTGTAGACTCTGTATCTAGTTCTACTGCAAACAATAATGTTTCTTACGTTGTTGTAGCTGGCGGTGGTGGAGCAGGTGGAGATAATGGCGGTGGAGGAGGAGCTGGTGGTTTTAGAGAATTTAAAAGTCCTACTGCAGGATGTTATTCAGCTAGTCCATTAGATGGTAATCCAGGTGGAACATCAATTACCGTAACAGCAGCTTCCTTTCCAATTACAGTTGGTGGTGGTGGAGGTGGAGGACCAGGAGGAAATGCAGAAAGTGCAGGTAGAGGTTCTTCAGGTTCAAATTCAGTTTTTTCAACAGTAACGTCAGCAGGTGGTGGCGGAGGTGGTACACACCCAGCAGGTTCTGGTGGTAATTCTGGTATTCCTGGTGGATCAGGTGGAGCAGGAAGACAAGGTGCGGGTCCTGGCGGCACAGGAAATACTCCTCCTGTAACTCCTCCTCAAGGAACTAGTGGTGGAACTAGTGGTAATACCGGTGGTGGAGCAATTGCTCAGGGTCCAGGAAATGGTGCTTCTTCAGCTATAACCGGATCTCCTATAACATATTCTTCAGGTAGTTTTCCAAGTGGTACAGGACGTGGAGGAACAAAAGAAGGAGATAATATTGCTGGTGGTGCTGGAAGTGGTGGACAAGTTATTATAAGATATAGATTTCAGTAATTGAATGATAATTAAAATTAATATATAAGGAGAAACATTATGGCACATTTTGCAAAACTAGGAGCTAACAGTAAAGTTATCCAAGTGTTAACCATGGATAATGATAAGATGTTAAATGCTGATGGCGTTGAAGATGAAACAGTAGGTCAACAATGGTTAGAAACACATAATAATTGGCCTGCACAAATGTGGATTCAAACATCTTACAACACTATAAGTAATACACACAGAGAAAGCGGAACACCTTTTAGAGGTAACTACGCTGGTATAGGTTATGAATGGGACGAAGATAATCAAATCTTTTGGCCTAAAAAACCATATGCATCGTGGGTAAAAAATTTAACAACTGCAAGTTGGGATTCACCAATTGGTGATGCTCCAGCATTGACAGCTGAACAAACTTCACAAAATCAAGCTGGTACTAATAAATGGTATTATGCCTGGAATGAATCAGGCCAATCCTGGGACTTGACAGATAGAATGGCATAATTTACAAAGGTATGTGGTATGCAAAAGAAAGTATTAGCTGAGATAGCATTATATTATGGTGATGTGGCAATGCCCAAAGATTGGGACATTGACCGCGATAAATTACAAAACGATATTTTAAAATCACACATTATAGACTCACCTTTTCCATTTTCACGAACATTTGATATGTTAAACACTTATATGAGAGATCATATAAATTTAGAATATGGATTTACTTTAGTTAATAAAGAAACATGGGGCAATATGTATAAACCTAAAGAAACTACAATCCCTTTACTGAATATAGATCCAGTGGATTTGCGAAACTCTCCTGATTACACATTTCTTTATGGTGTAAATGTAAAAGATTGTATGGTTCGAATACACTATGAAGATAACAGACGTAAAGGAAGAAGTTGGGACATACCTTTAGAAAATAATAAATTTATAATGTTTCCATCAACTAATATGTATTATATCACAAACAACCAGAAAGACAGTTTGAATTTTATTCAAACCATAACTTATGAATACATATAAAAATTTTTTACCAAAAGATGTTTTTAAAAAATTAAAAGATATTATGATGGGGTATTATTTTCCTTGGTATTTTAATGAACACGTTAATAAACCAGGAGATGAATTTTTTCAATTTACTTTTATGTTTGTAGATAATGGAGAATATAGGTGCTGGAAAGAATGGCAAGATCTTTTATCTCCGGTATTAAAAAATATTAAACATAAAAAAATAAATAAAGTAAAAGCAAATTTATTAACAAAAACAAATAAAATAATTGAACACGGCATGCATGTAGATCAAGAAAAAGGTACTACAGGTATTTTGTATTTAAATAATAACAATGGATATACAAGATTTAAAAACGGTAAAAAAATAACTAGTGAAGAAAATAAATACCTTGAGTTTGATTCTGCATTAGAACATACTGGTTCTTCTTGCACAGATCAAAACAGAAGGGTTGTAATAAATTTTAATTATGAATCTAACTAATTATTATTGGTATTTTAGTGGTGTGCTTACACCTAGATTCTGTGATGACGTTATACAATATGCATTGCAGCAGAAAGAAACAATGGCCAGGACTGGCGGATATGGTGATAGAAAATTAAAAGAGGATGAGGTTAAAAATATGCAGCGTAAAAGAAAATCTGATCTGGTATGGCTTAATGATACGTGGATATATAAAGAATTACATTCATATGTTCATGAAGCAAATAGAGCTGCTGGTTGGAATTTTGATTGGGAAAGAAGTGAGTCTTGTCAGTTTACAAAATATAAGTTAAATCAATATTACGATTGGCATTGTGATAGTTGGGACAAACCTTATCAACGAGACGATATTAATCATCCAGAGCACGGAAGAATTAGAAAATTATCTATGACCTGTCAATTAACAGATGGATCAGAATATAAAGGTGGTGAATTAGAATTTGATTTTAGAAACTATGATCCACATATGAGAGATGAATCGAAACATAGAATACAATGTAAAGAGATATTACCAAAGGGATCTATTATTGTATTTCCTAGTTTTGTGTGGCATAGAGTTAAACCAGTAACATCAGGCACAAGATATAGTCTTGTGGTATGGCATTTAGGGAGGCCTTTTAGATAATGTTTATAAATAGCTATTTTCCAACTGTAATATGGCATGAAGAAAAACCAGAGTTTGTTAAATCGTTAAACAAAGCTTCAAATAAATATATTCAAGATGCTCGTAAGAGAGAAAAGTCGTATATAAAACAACATGGTGATTTTGGAAGATCATATCATTCGACACCACTCACAGCTGACAATGATTTTTTAGATTTTAGAAATTATATAGGTCAGAAATCCTGGGAGTATCTAGATCATCAGGGTTATGATATGTCACAATACACAACCATGTTTAGTGAAATGTGGGTACAAGAGTTTGCTAAAAAAGGTGGCGGACACCATTCCGCCCATATACATTGGAATCAACATGTATCAGGTTTTTATTTTTTAAAATGTAGTGATAAAACATCATACCCTGTATTTCACGAACCAAAGACCGGGGCAAGGACAACAAAATTAAAAATGAAACCAGACTTAAAAGGCGTATGGCCAGGTCACGAACAGTTTCATCTTAAACCAAAACCAGGCACATTAATTATATTTCCAGGGTTCTTGGAACACGAGTATGCTGTTGATCATGGTATAGAACCATTTAGGTTTATACATTGGAATATACAGGCTGTGCCTAAAGAGATGGCTAAAGATGTTTAATATGCGAGAAACATATGTAAAAACAAAAGTACTTTTAGACAAGTTAAAAGGACATAAAAAAATTAAAAAAGATATATTAAAATTAATTGATGATCATGAAGCAGATTCATTTAAAAATAAAGATATTTACAACGATGACTTAATTAAAAAATTAGATTGGAATAATGCTAGAGAATGGGAAAGACCATGGGTAAAAATTTTATTACCTTTTATAAAAGATCATTTTCTAAAATGTGCAGAAAAATTAAATTTTGAAGATTATCTTATTAGAGCTTTATGGTTTCAACAATATGGTGAAAACGGAATGCATGGTTGGCATATTCACGAACAGAATTATACTGGAGTATATTATTTGGAACTACCAAAATCAGCTCCTACAACAGAACTAATTGATCCTATGGATATTAATAATAAATTTAAAATAAAAGCTAAAGAAGGAGATATAGTTATTTTTCCAAGTTTTGTAATACATAGATCCGGAAGAATGAAAACAAAAGATCGAAAAACAATTGTTTCTTTTAATTTAGAGTTTAGAGACGTAAGTAGAAAATTACTTAAAAAAATATGAGTTTTAAAAAGAAAAAATACACTGTTATCCGTCAAGCAATATCAAAAGATCTAGCTGCATTTGTTGCAAACTATTTTTTAATGCAGAAACAAGTCTATGACACTTGTAGACAAGCAAGATACTTTTCACCTTTTGAAAATATACTAGGTTATTATGAAGGAGAGAATGAACAGATACCACACACTTATTCTTCTTATGGCAATATCGCCATGGAGACTTTATTACTTAAATGTCAACCTGGTATGGAAAAAGCAACAGGATTAAAACTATATCCTGCATATACATACGCAAGGATATATAAAAAAGGTGATGAATTAAAAAGACACAAGGATAGATTCTCCTGTGAGATATCTACCACCATGAATCTTGGTGGTGATGACTGGCCAATATATCTGAGTCCAAATGAGAATGTGGGTGCACCAGATGGTAAGAATATTACATCAGCCAGTAAAGCAAAAGGTGTTAGAGTAGATCTAAAACCTGGAGATATGTTGGTTTATAGAGGTGTAGAGCTAGAGCATTGGAGAGAAAAATTCAAAGGCAAAGAATGTGTACAGGTTTTTCTGCATTATAACAATCGTAAGACACCTGGAGCGAAGGACAACGTGTTTGACAAACGTCCACATTTAGGTCTTCCTTCCTGGTTCAAACGATGATATAATTCTTAGATGGGGGCTGTGTCACCACCACATACCACACAGCTCCCTTTTAAGGATTATAATATATGTATTTTGGAGGAACACCCTTTTCGGCATCGCCTTTTGCGGACCCAGGTTTTAACCCTAACGCTTTCGTTAATGTTACTGGTTCTAGAATTAACGAATCTACCGGAACAGTATCATTAGTTGGTAAAGCTAATTTTGCGGTAACTGGTAGCGGATTAAATTTATCAATAGGTAATACTACAATCATAGAGGGTGTTGGTGTCATAGTCACACCTGATGGATCACAGGTTAATATCTCTACAGGTGACCCGACCATTGTAGCAAAAGCTATAACTGCAATCACAGGAAGCAGAGTAAATCTAAACACAGGCACACCTACCTTTGCTTCTAAATATTCTGTAACAGGAAGCAGAGTAAATTTAAATACTGGATCACCGACAATAGTTGGAAAAGCAACTATTGAACCTGATGGATCTAGAGCTAATTTAGATACAGGTGATGTAACAATATCTGCAGGTGCAACGGTATCTGTAACAGGTAGTAGAATAAATCTAACAATAGGTAATGCTGATGTAGCAGCAAATGCAACAGTATCTGTGACTGGAAGCAGAACAAATCTATCTTCCGGAACAGTAACAATAACTGCAGATGCAACTGTGTTACCTACAGGAAGTAGAACAAATTTAGACACTTCATCTGTTTTAATTAGAAAATGGGATGGTATAGTGCCTGGAGTTTCAATGACTTGGGATAGCACAAGCTTCCCA